AATACACGCCACTAAGGGCGATGCCCAAAGCGGGAGACAAAGCGCAATCATTCGACTTCGGAGCGGCATTGATACGGTCCTCCAGATTTAGCTGTTGGGATTGGTCAGAGGCCCGGCGGTCTTGACGGCTGATCGCGGAAGCAAGAACCGTGTCTTGCCATGCCGCTTCGAGTTCAAGGATCGCCACCTCGCCGCGTAAGCGTTCGCGGTCTTTCAGCGCGTCGTGGTATCTGATCCAGTGAAAGCCGATGAAGCCGACTAGGCCGACAATGATCGCGCCTTGGACAACACCGAAAGAGCCGCCGAAAAGCCATTTGAAGGCCGCTGCAATAAAGCGCATAGAGCCTCGCCTTTATTGTTGACGCATGATTATCGTGCGTGTATAGAATGGGCATAGACAGGCATTGGGCCTGCCACCGAAAGGAAGAAAAAGATGACAAACCTCAAAGCATTTAAGGCGGAGTTTCCGTTTCTGACAGACGCAGAGGAATTAAACGACAGCCAGCGCGCATTTTTATTAGACTGCAAAGACGCGGTGCGTGACGAATATGCTAACACTCGTCACAAGAGTGACTATTCGCGACCCGACACAGCTATGAAAATGCTTGGCAATATCGAAGACCATTTGAGCGAATACGCTCTGCAAATGGCCGATGACCGCGCCTATGACCATTGGGGCGCATACGACCGCCGCTAACCCTCACCGCTTACCCCTCGTTACGGCGAGGGGCTTGCCGTAGGGATTAGCCTTACAGAAGCCCCGCATGACGCGGGCCTAATTGGAGAAAGAAAATGGCTTATCAACATTCAGCAGCAGAGCGCGTTGCCCTCGCAGAAACTATCGTACGTCAAGCGCGGCGAAATGGCCGAGGTATAGACTTTGAAGATTTGCCTGACGTTGACTTTGCAATAAGCGAACTGTCGAGAATACTCCGCGACCTAAACGCCATCACAAAGAGGATGAGCGGATGACCCCCAAACAATTCAAAAAAGCGCGGCAGGCTTTGGGCCTGTCGCAGCGTGAGTTAGCCGCCCGCATTGGCTATGCGGACAAGGCTGGTCGAAATAATATCTTAGACTTTGAAAGTGGACGCCGCGAAGTCCCACCTTGGATCGCGCAGCTTGTTCGGTTTTACGTAAAGGAAGAAAAAGATGGATGATTTAGATTATCGCTACGCGGTTATGATGGACCGCTTGCAATCTGCACAGCTTGGTCTCGAACCAGCCTTACAGCTTCTTCCACGTCACATAGATTGCAAGGCCCCAGCAGATGAGAATAGCGAGGGTCAGGATGACGGCTTTCACGTCCAAGCCCCCCATGATGCGTTTCCGTCGCGCCAATCGAGATGAATGAATTTCGAGCGGGGATAGCGTCCAATTCCTGTCGCGCCGTGTTGACGTGCAAGCGCTTCCAGACGCCGCCCCTCTTCGCTATCTTTGACCGCAATATCGAAGGCTGTCGTGATAAGGTGCTGGCTATGCTTTGCGCCACCGACCGCCTCATTATGCGCAGGATTGCGATATGCGGACGTTATGAACATGGGCTTGCCCCATGCACTCCGAATGGCTTGGAGCGCGTCTAAGGCCCGCTCATCGAACCGGAGACTATAGTCACGGCTTGCGAGTTCACGCGGGCTAAAATTAGGCCAGCGCCGCTGAAACGCTACCTTGTCCGAGTAGGGCATTGTCAGGACGTTTTCGATATAGCGGATCGTCATACGCGCCCCCTCAAATTAGCTGGCAAGGCGGATCGACGCCTTGGTCGTAGGTCTGTGTCTCATCCATGACCTTCGTGCATTTCAGATGATCGGGATGGATTTCCCACCGGATGCAGATGGGCTTCTCAACGGGACAAGATTCTTTGAACGGAACGGGCTTGTCTGGAACGGGCTGAGGGTCTGGAACGGTGCTGCAAAATGTCAGAAACACCATTGCCAGAATGCGCATTAGCTAGGCCAAGGCAGGCAAAGCAGAGCGAGCGCAACAACACCGCCCACGCCCAAAGTCTTCAGGACAAACCGAGTAGCTTGCGGCCCGTCCGTTTCAGGCGCAGCAATGAGATAAGCGCGGTAGTGACAGTATGCCGAGATGAGCAAGAATCCATTTCGGAAGATCGCCACGCTCCAAATGCCATAGGATTGCACCTGATCGGCAGCGGCGAACTGGAAATAGTCCAGCACCCAGAACACCTGCCAGTAGGCGGAGTCGATAAACGCGCCCAAAAAGCCGAGCGTTATGCCTGTCATTAACCAGCCCGTCATGGTCCGGTTTTTCGCAGACGCAAAGAACGCCCGCGCATGAGGCCCGTAATGCTTGACCGTCTGCCCAGCCGCCAAGATCGCCGCTATGCCAATCCAGAGCGAAAGAAAAAGCCCCACCGTGTTAATCAAACTCATGACGCCTTCGCCCCTTTGTTACTCTGACGGACGATTTCAAAGGCGAGTATTTCCCGCGCTGCCTCTGCCCCAAGTTTCTCCAATGCCTCATGCGCCTTGCGCTGGCGTTCATCCTCTTGCGGCTTGCAAGATTTCGGCTTTTTCTTCCGGCGCATCATGAGTAACCCGCCTTCCTCAGAAGCCGGTCAATCAATGCCTGACGCGCCGCCCGTTCGTCCTTGAGGTCGTCTTCCAGCTTCTTAATGCGCTGCAAAAGATACCAAATGCCATAGGCCAAGAACGGCACTGCTGCCGCGCCTGCGCGTTCTAGCATGTCTAGGATTTCGGGCGTCATGGCGTTAGCGCCCAATTTCCACCACGGCGCGACCATACGATCCGGGAACGCTGACACGAAGCCCGCGAGGTGTCACAACATCATCGCTGATGAGGGTGAACCCTGTGCTATCCAAAACCGTCACCGGACGCCCAATCAGGTCATCTGGCAAATCAAACCATTCCGCTGTTGCTGTGCGGTGAAGATCAATAATCCAGTGGACAGTGCCATCTGCATACTCGACTAAGGAGTTTACCGTTTCGTCAGGTGTCCCGCTCATGTCTTGGATAGCGTTCCAGCAAACCGCCGTGTAATGCTCACCCGCCGACGCGGTAGCGCCCGCCCCAGCATCCACCGCATAAGGGTATTGCTTTTCAGAGCTTGATAGCTCGAAAATGTCCGTTGTCACAGCCGCCCGCGTTGCCGGAACGCCGATGCCGATATGTCTTGCATAACCATGTGAAAAAGCTCGGACTGGAGAGCCGCCCGATTGTATTTGCTGAGTGAAGTGAGAAGCCGGATTGTCCGCATCAACGCAGGACGAGCGGGGAACTGTAACGGCAGATGAATTGCTCGTAATATCCGCAATGCCCGTCAGGTCATAACCGCCCACAGTGCCAGATAAATCCGGCACATACTGGTGAAGTGTCTCTCCGCCCAAGCGGTAAATCGCCTGCCATTGCTGGCCGCCCCAATAATCGGCGCTGCCCCTTGCATAATCCTGCAAAACATAGTGATCGACATAGATCACGTTGGACCCGTAACGGTCAAACTGGTGCGAGAAACTCACATCAATATGACGATCAATCGCCGCGTCTGTGACCTCTTTTGGCGTTCCAGTTCCCCGCTCTGCAATGAGCGTGGTCAACCAGTCAGCAGGGTTCGGGATTTTGTAGCTTTCACGGATTTCCGCCCGCTGGCCCTTGCCTGTGCCATCAGCGGCCACCGCCACGCCGTCAACATAAACAGCGACCGAGTAATCCGCGACATAGGGGTAAACCTGGAACGAGCTGTCCGCCGTAAATGTGAACGCACCCGCGTTTGCAAAGGTGATGGTGGACCCTGTGATCGCTCCCGTAATCACCCATGCGGTTGCCGTGCCTGTATTGGCAGGGATAACCTCAATCGTGTCTGCATCCACGATGTTTGTAAGCACCCACGACTTAGCTGCCCCGTCTGTGCCTGTGTCGCCAACATCGGTCGCATTCAGGCCGTGGCTTGTCTTCGTAAGCCGCCTCCCGACAACACCGTGATTGCCGCCGAGATACATTCCGTTCAGCCTCTCCGGTGGCGAGTGATCCGATGCCTGCATGTAAATTTCAGTAGACGCATCAAACGCCGCAATAGTGTTGGCGTCTAACGTGTCGAAGGGAATGAGCCGAATGCGCTCATGATCGACCGTGCCGGATAAAGTCGCGCTCGGCGTTTCACCAACTTTCAAACGGCGAACAACATCTCGGGTCGCGTCAAAGTGCTGACGAACGTAAGTATCATCCCCGTCTCGCGTCACGTAAACGGGCATTGGCCTTATATCGACATCGGCGGGAATCGTGCCGTTCAACGTGAACCGAACGCGGATCGGCGCGCTCGTCACGGCGCTTGCATCTGTGAAATCTCCGTTGGAGCCAGTTGTGCCATTGAACCAACCCGGCGCGGTTGTGCCTGCTCCAAATCGGACGTTTCCCCCCTTCAAGCCGACATATTGCCCGGCAGTCACTGCTAGGCTTAAAGAAACCGTGTTTTCACCAGCCGTAACTGAAAATGTCTCCCGCGCCGAAACTGTCCAATCGTCTCCATCTTTATCCCAGACCAGTGCTTCCTCTGTGGAGCTAATAGCGTTGAAATACCCAGTAAGCGTCATGGATGTAGCAACCAGAGTTGCAGCTTGGTCTAAAATAAAGAAACCGCTTGATAGAGTGCCAGTGCCAGCCGCAATGTCCTCTGCGCCAATCGTTTCAGCGACCGGGTAAGTCAGCCCCGCTATTGCTGTTTCAGCCGCCGCCGCCGCAGTTGACGCCTTCAATGCGTGGTGCTTAGCCGAATACTGACCCGTCTCGACCTCTACATCTTCCGCTTCCTCTGCCCAGTCTTCGGCTTTGTCGCGGGCCGCTTCTGCGCCTGTCTGGGCCGTCTCAGCCGCAGATTGCGCCGATTCCGAGGCGGTCTGTGCGGCCTCCGACGCCGTTTGCGCCGTTTCTGATAGACCTTGCGCAGTTTCCGCCGCTGCTTGTGCCGTCTCGGCGTTCGTCTCAGCAGTTTCGGCACCCGTTTGAGCTGTCTCGGCTGCGGCTTGTGCTGCTTCTGCCGCCGCCTGCGCGGTTTCCGCGTCAGCCGTTGCGTCCGCCGCTATGCTATCAAGATAGTCTTGTTCGGTCCCTGTGTTTCCTTCCGCAAGCCAAATGTCATAGGCAGATGCAGCGCGAAGGTAGCGCGGGCCAACAATAACTTCCGTGCCGTCATTCGTGGTGATAGTCGCCATAATCAGGGCCTCACTTGCAGATCAATTTCAAGATATGTGTAGAGCGTCCCGCTTCCGGCCATGCGGATGCGAAGCTCTGGATCACGGGCGCGCTCAAGCAGTCTGTCGCGGGTCGCGTCGATGGGGAGTTCAACCGTCAGATCGAGCGGGTTGGCTTGTTCGACCGTCACAGTTGGCGAGGCGAGAAGATTGCCGCTCACATCCCGAATTTCAGCGATAGGCGTCACCCCGGTCGCGTCAAATGTCGGGTCCGTTAGGCCATAGTCGTTCGTCTCGCCGCAGCGATAAATGAGAGCGGGCATAGGTGGCTCCGATTAGTTGAGGGCGGCAAACGCCCCGGCGCGGGCAAGAAGCTCTTGGATGCGCGGGTTTTGGGCGGCTTGAGAGGCTACTGTCGGCGCGGGAGCGGTGGATTGACCGGACAATATTTGTTGCAGCAAGCTATTGACGTTCTGACGGGTGGATCGCTCCGCGCCCCGCTTTGCGAAGACACCCGCGATATTCAGCGGGACAGTCACGGGGGCGGCGGGTGACACCGCGCCGCCAACGCTCATCATGGAAGTCAGCCCGCCCGTTTCAGGCGAAAACTTCCCAATCGACCGCATCAGATTACCGCTAGGTGTTCCCTTGATAATGCGATCCATCGCAGCGATTTCGTCAGCCGTGAAGAACCGAGCCTTCTTTTCATTACCGCGAATTTGCTCAATGTAGGTCCGCAGACTGTTGTCGATATTGCCGCCCGAACCGCTCTTAGCGGCCATGCGCTCTGCCTTATCGACCGCCTTTTGAACGGTCTTCGCCCCCATTGCCCGACGATAGGCAGCATCGCCTGCCTTTCGGCTTTGAGCGATTTGAGGGACATTAGAGTTCAGAAAGTCGTCAATGTTCTCGCGAATAATTCCAGCGGTGTAACCGTCTTCGCCGCCCCGCGCCTCAAGCCGCTTGGCACGCTTCAAAAGGCTGTTCAGGTAGCTGGTGTGAAGGTCGCTATCGGTCTTTGCCGACAAGTCCTTGAACAGCTTCGCCGTCCCACTATTCAGTGACTCGTCATAGCCGACGGCGGGATTGCTCAATGCGTCCGATACTCCGCTCTGCAATTCTTTCAGCTTGTTGACGGGGAGCGCCTCATCAATCCGGTCGGCTTGATTGTAGAACGCCGTAGCCTGTCCCTTGAGTTCCTTCGCGGTTGGCACAGGGGCAGTCAGTGCGGGTTTGCGTTGCAAGAGCTTGCCGACGCCCTGCCCCAGCTTCTGCGTCCCGTAATGCGTTCCAGCGCCGACAAGCGCGCCGACCCCCGCACCCTTCACACGGTCCATGAGTCCGCCGTCAGCCGTGCCTGCGCCGTAGGCTGCGCCGAGTCCCGCACTGCCCTTGATGCCTGCCATGCGAGCGCCGCCTGACAGCCCTGTGGCAAGCCCGCCGCCGATTTCGCCCGCTGTGAAGGCAACGGGATTGCGGCCCTTCTGCTCATTCACATAATCGCGGGTCTGATCCGTTGTTTCGCGGTAGGCTTCCGCTGGTGAGCGTCCGCCCGGAACCAAAGCGCCCAAAGCCGCTGCGCCGCCCGCAATTTCATCCATGAAGCCAAGGGAAACGCCCTGCCCGATGCCCGTCTGTGCCGCGTCCATCATTTGACGGCGTTTCAGGTCAGCGCCCGCAATGCGCTCCATGACGGTGGGGGTGGGTTTTGGCTCTTGGGCAGGCTGTGACGCTAGGCCAATTTTTGTATTGAATTGCGAGCGGTCCATATCGCTGTAGTGCTTCTTGTAGAGCGCATCCGCGAGTTGGTTGTCGTCCATGTCATCATAAGCGCCGGGGTGCTTTCGGCGAATGTCTGCGAGTGTCGTCATATTTGACTCCATGAAAAAACCCCACCGAAGCGGGGCCTGCTTTCAAACCTGCTCTCGCGGCAACAAGCGAGATGAATTATGAAATGTGGCCCCACACCTTTCGGCTGCGAACCATTGAGATAAGTGACTCCGAAACTCCAAAACGACGCGCTAACGGTTTCAGTTTGTCCGAACTATTTCGGATTAAGCGCACGTCACTCTCAGTCAGTTTTGCGTTTCCGTTGGCTTCGCCAAACGTGACCGTTCCTGCGACGGCCTTATCGTCTATATTTTCTTGGCGCGTGGCCCATCGTAGGTGATAGGGGTTCACGCAAGACGTGCTCGAACACCGATTTGGGCAATGCGCTGCCTCCATGTTTTGATTTGGTGGAGACCCTACTCGACGCAAAAGCACCTCTCGTGTCACCATAACTTTTTCACCAAAGGAAACCGCCATTGGATAACCAGCTTGAGTTTTACTGTAAGGCCAAATGATGCACTCGCCTGTCTCCGCCAAGACCGCTGCGTTGATAAATGCCTCCGTAGCCTCCGAGCAGTGCGTTTTTAGCGGTTCGAGTAGATCACGCCCCTTATACTTTCTCTGCAGGTGATGTGCGCACATTCCCGCACTCTTTACGGTGCGCCTGCATAGCCAGACAGAACATTCCATCACGCCGCATTCCTTGCATCAATTCTCGAATTTCCAAACTCCGCAGCATCATTACCCTTCATCGCGACCAGAGCGTCTTTCTGATCGCCCATCATTTCCATCGCAGCATGAAGTTTCGCTTCGATAAAATCCGCCAGAATGTGCATTCCATTTTTCTCCAACGGAGACGCTAGGTCATCAATTTGAGGTATCAATGCGGCAACACTCATAGCCTCGTAAACGAGGTCAGTCGCGTTGAGGTTTACCATCGTGGCGCTCTCCAGCGCGGCAGAATGGGTCAATGGTTGCTTTTCGGAGTGATAATTTTTACTAGTCATGCTCAGCCTGCGAGGGTTGTGGACCGGGTGAGAAGGTAGAAGAGTTCACCCGGTCCTTTTCCATAGCTAAGGGCCAATCCCTTAACTGTCCACTCTCATATCAGTAGGCGGTTAATATGGCAAGGCTTTGATTGCAAAGTGAACAGTTTTCTGTCATATGTCGCGCGTGACGAAAAAAAATGTAACCCCTCAAGTATTACGCACAGCGCGCGCGTGGCTGGATTGGACCGCCGTTGATTTAGCCGAAAAGGCAGATGTTGGAGTCGCGTCCGTTCGTCGGTTTGAAAGCGGCAAGAATATCCGATTGGATACTATGGACGCCCTGATTGGCGCTATTGAGGCTGAGGGGCTTCGTCTCGATCTCATTGACAATGGAATTTACATCCGCCCCGCCAACGACACAGATACCCGTGACTGCGCCTGAGTTGACCTAACCGCGCCGTTCAGTCTAAGAACGCGCCGTGAAAAACCTCATGCAGAACCGTTTCTTTCGTGTGGCGCTTGTGGTGGCGGGAGTCCCTACACTGCTTCTTGTCGTTTCGTCCCTTAGGAGCGCCCCTGAAAGGTGGTTTGAGTTTATCTCTAACGGGTTCATTTTCATGGCCGTGGTTATGGCCATTGTCGTGTGTTTTATATGGGCTTTAAGCCCGAGGCACTAGCGAATTCCCAGCGGATCGGCTGATCCCGACTGCTGAGCATCATCAAATCCAGCAAGCGTTCCGGTCTGTGCGAAATAGGCTGCTTTGGCGTCACGGTTCTGGATTGATGTGCGAACCTGATTAGCGAGGTTGTTTAGGCGCGCGATGTTCTCCTCTTCTGACAACATCGGATTGTAAGCTCGTTTAATCAGTCGCTCGCCTTCCTTCTCTGTGAATTGAGCGCCAAGGACTTCGCGAAGGTTTCGTTGGACAACCTCTTCAACGCGCTCACGCGCCGCGATGCGGGCGGACCCGATCGGGCTAAATGCAGCAAGCCGATCCGGGTGTTGACCAACGAATGCACCCGTATAGTTCCCGCCGCTTCCCAGCATCTCGATAACGCTATCCAGTTGCTCCAAGTTCTTTTGAGCATCGGCGCGCTTCCCGCTCGTCCAGTCGTTGTATTCTTGCCCGAACGCCTTGTCCGCCGCCTCAAACCCCTTTGTCTCCGTCAGAGCGGGTCCGTTTGCAGCGCTTTCACGGTCAAAGTTGAGCCGCTCCCGCCCTGTCACGGCGCTGATACGCCCGGTTTGATTAGAGAAGTCGGTATTTTCATCTGTGAGGGTATTGTTGCGGATTGTCTCTTCGAGTTCGCGACCGCGAAGATCTTGCGTGGCGATGTTGTTCTGCGACGTGATTGTATTTCGGTCTGCCTCATTCTGGTTCTTTCCAAGCCCTACTACATCAGGGTTATGGAATGGGTCGCGTCCATTGCCAAATACGCGGGTTTCGCCCGCTCCAACATTCGCCGCACCGAAGTTCGAGGCGAGGTTTTTACCGTATTCGTCGCCATTGTAGTGCGCTGCCAACATAGCGGAGGCCGTCTGCGCATCAGGGCCGCCGCCCGAGGCGACTTTGACCATTTGATCGAGCCATTGCTGCTGCGCGTTATTCTGCGCCATTTGCTGATGTTGCACCATCTGCCCTTGTCGGCCTTGAATAAGCTGCTGCAACGTATTCGTGCCATTCTGCGCGTCACTGATTGCCGCACCGAATGTTTGCAACGCCCCGCCGATATTCTGACGTGCAGACCGCTTCTTCGGCCCTCCAATTATTGGGCGCGCTGGCAGCGATGAAGATTGGGTCCGTGGCGGCAAGGAAACAGGCCCTGTCACTCCCGGAACCGTGTTTTTTAGGCGTTTACTTCCATACATCCTATGACCCTCCTACACCAAAAATACTTCCGGCAAGTGACCCTGTAGGGCCAGCCAAAATAGACCCTGCCGCCCCCATAAGCGGCCCAAGCAAGCCACCGCTTTGCGTGGTCGTGCCTTGGCTGTTAGTCGTGCTTGTTCCGCCCGCCTGCTGACCTGTGACCCATTGTGCCGGAAGCGCTCCGGTCAGCTCGGCAAGCAACTGCGCGAGCGCCAAATCAGCGCCCGCGCCCTGCTGGTTAATATCGCGCTGAATGCCGCCTGCCTGCAAGAGTTGAGCAATCTCAGCCCGCGCGTTGGCGTCCATATCGCCTTGGATGCCCGCTTGAAGCCCTGCGCTTTGCAGAGCGCGGCCAAGGGCGGCTTCACGCTGTCCGGCGTTGAACTGATTGTTCTGTTGCTCTTGTCCAAGGTTGAAGCGTGAGGCGTCATTCTGTGCGCCCATATTCGCAAGCCCAGATTGTTGCAGCAGTTGCGCGTTGATCTGTGCGCGTTGGTTTTCAGCGCCCGCATTGGCAAGATTGGCCTGCTGATCGAATCCAGCTTGTGCAAGGTTGGCTTGGTTCAAAGCACCCGCGTTAAACTGATTGTTGCTCTGCGAAAGCTGCGCTTGCAATGCTGATACGCGGTTTGCCGCGTCCGCATTTGTGAGGTTCGCCTGCTGATCGAAACCAGCCTGCGCAAGGATGCCCTGATTGTTTGCCGATTGGTTTGCTAATCCTGTCTGCTGTTCAAAACCCGCTTGTGCAAGGATGCCTTGGTTTGTGGCGGATTGGTTAGCAAGATTGGCTTGCTGTTCAAAACCTGCATCCGTCAAGGCAAAGCGATTGGCGGCATCGGCGTTGGCTAGGTTAGCTTGTTGCGTGAATCCCGCATTGGCAAGCGCCGCCTGATTGCGGGCCGACATATTTGCCAGCCCCGCCTGTTGGTCAAGGTTCGCCCCAAAGCGGAGATTGTCTTGCGCCGCGTTGAAGTTGGACAGGTTCGCTTGTTGATCCAGTTGCGCTTGTGCTTGTGCCGCCTGTGCCGAGAGGTTTGCATTGGCAAGGCTTGCGCTTGCATCCCGATCCGCGTCAGCCATGCCAAGCTGCGCGGCTGTGTTAAACCCGTCGCGCCGCATGTTGCCCGCTGTGGTCGCCCTAGCCCGCGCTAGGCTGTCTTCCGTCAATGCTTCGCGGATAGCATTGCGAGAGCCGCCAAATGCGCCCGTCGCTGCGGCCTGCGCTGCCTGTGCCGCCCGTGTCCGTCCGGCTTCCTCATCAAAGTCTGCAAGGGTCGCGTTGATTACGTCTTGCTCATAAGGGTTGCGGTAATCGTCCATGAATCCCGCCCCTTGCCGAGCGCTTGCACGGTCGAAAGCAGCAATCTGCGCTGCCTGTGCCGGATCAATCGAAGACGGGTCAAAGTTTGCACCGTCAAAGGTTGAAACCCGCCCGACGCTCGCCGCATTTGCATTTGTGGCTTGGCCTGCGCTCGCAGCATTAGCTTGCGCCATATCCCCTACAGAAACGCCGCCTGCTTGCGACATTGGCCCGACCTGCGCCGCGCCTGCGTTGAAGACAGGCCCGACATTAACCCCAGCGGATTGCGTTACGTCGCCAATTTGAGCCGCGTCTGCCTGCGTGGTCGGGTCCATTGTTGCCCCGCCAAATTGGCTCGCTGTATAACCGCCCGGCGAGGCTGCATAGGATGCCCCCGCAAGGCCAGCGGACCGCGCCATGCTCAATCCCGTATCAAATCCGCTCGGACCGCTCTTAGGTCCGTTTGTGAGTTGCCCTTGTCCAACGCTCGGACGCATCCCGCCCATGCCGTCCGGCATATATTTGATCGTTCCGCTCTGATTGCCGCCAATCCCGTTGCGCTGGGAGAGCATATCAAAGCCCGCTTGCTGCAAAGCGCTCGGCCCCGCCACAAAGTCAGAGCCTGAGCGACCGCGAAGCGTGTTGAGAAGATCGCTTTGTGACCGCACTTGATCTTGCAGGTAAGCAGGCGCGTCTGGCCGTGTGTAAGACGTGCCAGTCGTCGTGCTGGTCTCCTTGACCTTGGTTTTCTTTTTCCCCATCCTACAACTCCTTCACGACGCTTGTCGCAATCTCACGATAACCGAATGGCTGAACCGCTCTGCGCCACCCAACGCGGCCCGTTACCTCGCAGTGGCTACAATTATTTTCCCGCGCCCATGCTTCGACCTGTGGCCTAAGCACGTCGCACAACTCTGATAATTCGCCCCCGGCAATCACGACATCGCAGATACGATTGCCTTTGGCGGGGTAGTCTTCAATCTCAGCAATCAAGATTGCCTTTTCGGTCGCGAAAACATGAAACCGACCGTCTTCTAAGCCGTCCGCTATGTCGTTTGGCGTAACCCTAAGCGAGTATCCGCAGGCCTTGCGGATGAGCGCGGCCTGTTGCTCGATCAACGCCGCCCCCTTGCGGTCATGTCCATTGTGATCGTGCCAAAGCGGGCGAAGGTCGGGCCTGTCTCGCCACTATATTTGATCTTTATATATCGCCCTGTGACGAAAAAATCCGCTTGTGCTTGGTCAGCGGTCAAAGTGACCATTGCCGTGTCTGTAGCGGCCCCTTGTGGCCTCTCATAGGCCGTTAAGGTCAACATCACTGGGCCCTCCTGGTCTTGGAAATCGGGAAAGCTGCCCTTGATCGTAAAAGAGCGGTCTCCGTCGCCGAGTCGAATATAACCGCTTTCGGCTCGCCAGTTGATCGCCCCGCCGTTCGCTGTGCGGTTGAGTTCATGCCAAAACACGCACCCGTTCGGATCAACGGCAATCGGGTAATCAGATGGGCCTGCGTCAATCGCGGCTGTGCGAGCCAAGTCGCCTTTGCCCCATTCTTCGGTTTGTGTGTTGAAGGACAGATATTCTGCGTTCTCGCCCGTCCCGACTGTTGGATAAAACCAGATGACTTCCTGAAACTGGTTGCGCGTGGTTGCGTAAATCTTCTCACGTTGCAGCGTGTCCATATCGTCATTCAGTGTCGCCACAACAGGCGTGATGAGGCGGGACGGTGTGCCGCCTAGCCCGTAGCGCCAGAACGTCCCGTCTTCCGCGATCCAGTAAGCGACATTCCCCGCCGCTGTAACTGCGTTCGGGCCTGCAAGCCCGCATCGGTCTGAAATCCTGTCAAACCGCCAAGGTTGAGAAAAGTCGCCCGTAAATTGTTGTAGATAAGCCGTGCTGTCCGTCAAAATCAGGATAGCGTCGGCAAGTTCCACTGCGCCGACAATGACACCTGATCCGCTTGTAATGTATTCACCCGCAAGATTGTCCGTGGCCGTGGTCCAATCCGTCAGGTCTTCTGCATCAGAAAAACGCACGGCGCGAGGGTTGAGCGTCCCGCTCACCTCTTCCGAACAAGAATAGGCGATGACTTGGCGCTGTTCGTCTGCCACAAGCATAAAGCCGCACTCATTCGGTGCGTTGGTAATGGCAACGGCCTTCGTGGTCGGCGTGGCTAACAAGTCCGCCAAAACAAGCCGGAAAATCGTCTGCCCGCGTGGGTTAGCGAGTAGGTCTTCCCCCCAGTTATCGAGCGACCATGTAAGGGCGAAAGTGGCGCTTGAACTTTCAACACCCCATTCCCCATCAGACCATCCGCCCGTTCCCCAACCTGCGCCGCCTGTCCCGTCTTCCGCGCCTGCCGTAAAACCCGATGCGGGCGTTACGTCATAAAGCGCCCCGCCTCGGTAGATGTAGAGTTTTGTGTTGGTTGCGAAAGCATAGCAAGTGACGCCTGCGTTATCGGTCCATTGGTGCATTCCCCGACATTTGCCGTCGAGTTGATCCGTGAAAATCGTTTCCCACCCGCCAATCGGCTGCATAGAGCCACGCCAAGGACGGACGTTAGACACGTCCGTATAACCACCCTGTCGAACGCGGTTGGCTGTGTCGTCTGCTTGCAGGCCGGGGCGCAAGCGAATGTCGCGGCGCATATTAGACCCGGTGGAAGTTCACGCGGAAAACGCTATGGCTTGCGGAGCCGCCTGACGTGTTCCGAATTGTCACGATTTCATTAACAGCGAGCGTTAAAGGTAAAAGCAACTGGATTCCATAGGATCGAGTTGTTCCGTTAGCGTTATCAACAGCGAAAGAACGCTCTGTCACACCATCAACCTGAATGGTGAAGCCTGTTGCGCTTGCCGCGCCGAAATTGATCGGAGTGTCAATCTCCAACTCATAATCCCCGGCCCGCAAACATTCCGCCCCCGTTGTGCCGTCAAGCTGAAAGTCTGCGCCCTTAATGTGGTCAATCGTAAAATCTGTCGCGTCCGCTGTGCCGAACGAATCCACAACAAACACCGTTTGCCTGTCGCGCTCGCTCGTTTGGCGTGTGTTAACAAGAGCCATGCCTTAGCCCTCCTGCGCAATAATCAGAACGCGCAAATCTGCGCCTGTGTTCTTTACCCATAGTGCGTTAGCACTGGTCATTAGAATTGGACCGCCGGAAATGATACCATTCTCGCTAATCGTCTCTTTGTGAAAAGCGTCTGTGTCTGCCACCGTTGCGCCTGTGGCCTCAATCGCCATCTGAACCGTCGCGTTCGTCGTCTCGAAGTTTTCAATCGAGTAACTGAAATCACTTTCCGCGCCAGGATCGTAAACCTTGGTCCACGTTCCTGTCGCGGTCATCCGCGTTGTTGTGTTTGTTACCGCCATCTGTCCAGTCTCCTATCGGAAGCGCCAGCGGTTCGCCCGCGTGTTAATAATGCTCAACTGAGTGACCCAATCAGGATCAGTCCCGTCGTGGGAAAGAATGTCACCCGCGCTCGGAGCCGGGTCTGTCAGGACGGTGTTAACTGTATCAAGAGCGTCGGCCTGTGCCGTGGTCAAAGCCCCGACTTGCAGGTCATCAATTTGCCCCTGAAGACTTGTCAGGTTTGACGTGATTTGGCTTTGCAGGTCATTGTCGAGAACCAGAACCGCCGCGTCGATTTCCGTTGTGATCTGTGCGGGCGTCCGCGTGTTCGTGTCGATCAGGGTCGCAAAGTCTGTGCCGTCATTGTAGATGAAGGCGTTGATCCCCGTCGCAATCTCCACTGTGTTTGTGCCGTTGGAAAGCGTCAGCGTCCCACTTGCATTGTTCTGCACCCAATAGGGTTTGGCCGTCGCCGGAACCGTGACCGTGCCGCTTGTGCCTGTCGCTGTAATCAGAAAGGCCCGCGCTTGGTCGGCTGCGTAGTTTGTCGCTGTGAGCGTGGTTGAACCACCGGAAAGGGTTACGTCTGTCTCGGAGACAATCGCGTCTTCCAGCAGGTCCAGATTGGTGTTGGTTTTTGTTCCCCATGTAGAGAGGTTTTCGCCCGTGGCTTGCAATTCAAGCCGGAGGGATGTTGAGGCTGTGCTAGGCATAAATCCCCCTTAGAGTGTGTTCCATGTGGTCCCGTCCGACCACTTCACTGCGCCGGAATGAATAACGATATGATTCGTCCAGTCAGCCGCCGCCGGAAGCGTGTCCACCTCCGCTAGAGGCTGCGGGCCAACGGGCCGTTCAAGTCGCTTTAGTCTCAAATCCAGATCGCCCGCTTGCGTTCCGGGCTGAAAATATTGACGGGTCAAACAACCGCCCCCGATGGTGTGAGTTGCAGACTGGCCGTCATCGTCTCGGCCATAAGTTGCTTATTCGCCTTGGTGAGCTGATCAACGTAGAGCGCGCCCCATACGGGCAAGCGTTCATCTTCGACCAGAAACGGCGCAGAGTGTTTCAGAGCGCCGTAGAGATAGAGCGCGGGGAAACGGTCCAAGACTTCATTCGTGTCGTCATCCAGTTCCAGAACGGGCAGTGAGCGCTCATAAATGATGGTCATGTCCGTATCAGCGGCAGGCGTCGGATAGACCTCTATGATGTTCTGAATGATGCGGTAATAGCGGGGCTGTCCGGCTTGCGGTGTCACGCCGTCCAATCCCTGTCGTTCAATCGGGATCAGCGGCATTCCCTCAATCGAGACATTGAGAAGACGGCGGAAGTCGGTCGGCAGCTCCGCCGTTCCGTTTGTCAGCGTCAGAATACGGTCGTCTTCGCGGATCGAGCCGCGCACTTCGCTGTCAATCTCGGCATGGGCCAGCGTGACCAGAGACGGAATGATCGCTGTTAAGTCAGAGCGTTGTAGCCATGAAGCAATATCGGATTTAAGGGAGGAGTATGTCATACAACCAACTCGGCGCAGCGAAGATAACGCCACTCAGGATCGTTCAACTTTTGGCGTAGCTTTTTCTGGCAATCAGGGTCAGGGGACAGGCAGTCCCATCCTTCCTCTGTGAGCCATTTATATTGAACGCTGATCGGGATCGAGGCGACCTTGAAGCCCATGCGGCCCTTCTCTGTCGCTTTCCCCTTGGCGTTGTAGCGTTCTCGCTTATTGGCTTCCAGAATAGGCTCAACATCCTGCGTCGTCAGGAATTGCGTGGCTGTCCGATTGCCCTTGCTATCCCGCTCAAAACGAACATCCGTGCGGATGCCTGTGAACGGGTCGAAGTCGAAGAAGCGGAAATCATTCGACATGGTTAGTCGTCCATGATCTCAACAAGGCCACGGGCTTGCAAAGCCTTGGCAATGCTTGGCTCCGCCTCAAATTGCTCTTGGCGGGCGTAGTAAACATCAGAGTTGTTCTTGCGCTCGCCTGTGCTGATACGGTCCGCACCTGCTTTCAGAACCATGCAGGTCAGCGTGTCTTTTTTCGGTTTCGTTTCGGCCTTGGCGGCGTCTGTTTTCTTGGTCGGCATAAGCGTCTCCATTGGCATAAAAAAGCCCCCCGCCCCGGAAGGCGGAAGGCTGGGTTAGGTCTGAACACCTGACGATTAAGTCAGGTCGCGGACAACCGCGTGGGCCTTCTCATTCAGGCATTTGAGCGTGGCCTCGCCAATAATCTGGAACTTCTCAGAGTCACCGGATTTGGCAAGCGGCTCACTGAACACCTTACGCAGCGTTGCAACCTTGAACATGGACGGGTCCACGATCAGGCAGTCACGGGTCAGGCCGTAAGCGTGAGGGATCGCTGTGATCTGGCCAAAGTTGCCGACATAAACGTCAGCAGCGCCGTAGATCACACGCTTGCCCTTTTTGCCCTGTACGCTGTCGCGTGTCTCGGACAGGCCAGCGAAGGCGGCGAACAGTTCCTTGTGATCGGCTGACATGAAGGCCAGCAGATTGTCAGTCGTGTCGCCTGTGGTGTTGAAGCGTTGCTTCAGAACGTCCTTGAACAGCGTCTCCGTAAAGGTCCGCTGTGTGCCGTTCGTTGCAGCCGCAACCACGCCAGAAGAAAAGCCGCCGTCTGCGCCTGTGGAACCAACAGAGGTGTTGCTTTCAAGCCAAGCCAGTGCACCGCCCGCTTTACGGGTTGTTGAACCAGACTGAGCGACAGAAGCCTGATTGGAGATGAAAGTCGCCTCCATATCCCGCTTCATTGCTTTCAGCTTCAGCATCTTCTGGTGGTCGATTTCGTCCGCAACGGCGGCTTTATCGACGGCTTGCTGTGTGCCAGCAACGGAACCAGACTTCTTGAAGATCTGAGTGTGGTTACCAACACGGGTGCGGATGTTCGCAGCCTCAAGTGCCGTATCATCACCTTCAAGGTGTGAGTTTGACGTATTAACGGCTTCAAGTTCTTCCGTCTGCCATTCGGTGTAGGTCGCGTCAGCCGTGGCCTTGCCGATGTTGGACATGAATGGAGTTGCCTCCGGTGAGATCAAAGACAGCTCGTTAGAGAGGTCTTCGCGGTTGCCAACAGCCGCAATGGTGTTGAGCGTATTTGTAGGGACAGCCATAGTAAAAAATCCTTTGTCTAAGCTGCGCCTGCCGTCCGCTTGGCTTTCTTGAAGGCGAGAACGTCCTCAAGGCTTCCCGTTTCTTTCGCGCGGGCCTCCAAGGCTTTCAGGCGGGCATTTATGGGTGATTTGCCGCTACCCTTGACACCGGGCCGGACAGGCTTGGCGGGGGGTTTCGGCTTTGGTTTTGGGCGGGCCGCGAGGCGGTCCTGACCTTGCTCATAGAGAAACGCCTTGTAGGCGATGTCCAAATGCGGGGCTTCCGTCCGAGAGATGTCTTCCGGCGTGATGCCCTTACCCGTCGCCCACGTCAGAAAAGGCTCGGCCTTCGCCGGGTCGAGTAGCGGGCTTTCCATGCGTTTCAGTTCGTCATTCCGCTGAACGAGGAAGGCTTTCTGCGCCACCTGCTCTTGGCGGGTTAGTTCTTCACGCTGGGCTGACAGTTCTTCATCCGCTTGCGCTTCGAGATCGGCCTGTGTGACACGGCCCTCTGCGATGGCGACGCGAACGTCAGGGTGTGCCGCATATTCCGAGATCAGACGCTGGCGCATGGCTCCGATAGAGGCGTCAAGCTGCTGTAGCTTGGCTTGTCGCTCTTCATTGGCCTGTCGCATTACGGTCTGAACCTGCGCGGCAAGGTCGTTGCGCGTTTTGGTCACGAACGCCTGTGCTTGCTTGTCCTGATCCAGCACGAATTGCTGGGTCTTCGGATCAAGGCTGGCAAAGTGTTCCTTTCCTTCCGCACTCCAAAAATGGGGGGCGTCGATTGGCGCGTCTTGCGCTTCGTCGTCCTCCGCAGCTTCGTCGGGGTTCACCTCATCCGGCTCCCCGTCGTCTTCGGACGTTTGGGCGTCCAAATTCTCATCATTCGCGCCATCAACCTCTAATTCGGCGTCAGGCTGCGTCTCTTGGCCGTCTGTGGCCTCTTGTTCGTCGTCTGTGGCATCGGGCGTCTCTTCCGCCGTTTGCGCTTGTGCGGCTAATTCTTCGCGTTTCTTACGTCTTGCCGCGACTAGGCCGTCAACATCGGTCGGGCCGTCATAGGTTTCCGCGTCAATGACCGCTGACTCCGGCGCAGCCGTTTCCGTTCCCTCGGAAGGGGTAAATTGCTCTTGCATCGCTTGATCTCCTAAGACTGCGAGTTTTTGAGGGTGTAATTGTCGATGTGTCGTTGCAGCCGTGCCCCTATGCGGGTCAGCGCTTGCAATTCGTGTCTGGCTTCAATCGCCGTTTTGTCGCTCGCATCAGGGCGGGCCAGTTTCGTGATGTATTCGGCTTTCAGGTCTTCAATCGCGACTTTGACTAAACCCAATTCTTCTTCAGCGGCTTTTGCCAGCCGTTCGTCTGAAATCATCGGCCTACGTCACCGCCGGGGCGAAGATCAGGCAGATTGGCCTGCGTCTGGATTTCCATTGCGGCGCGTTGCAAGCTGGTCTCCTGCTCTTTGTTAGCGCGGTAAATGTCAGCTTGCTGCTTGGCTTGGATTTTCTGCTGCTCAAGGCCCGCCTTCATCATCAATTCCGACTGCTTGGCTTCCAGTTCAGGGTCAGGCTCTTGCGCCTCCTGCGCCATCTGCATTTGCGCCTGTTCAGGCTCCATAAACAGGCCGGACAGACCCTTGACGGGCAACAGGTCAACATACTTTGTCAAGATACGATGAGCGCCTGTCACGTCGATCACTGGGCCTTCCAGCGAGCCTTGCAATGCGACCACCTTTTCCAGCAGCGATAGCACTTCCAGCACCGCCTGACGGCTAGCGTCCTTACCACCGGAGCCAATCTCAATCGTCATGTCCTTGCGGGCGCCCCAGCTTGACGGGTCCACTTCCACCGTCTCGCCGTTGATCCGCTTACGCATTGGGCCAAGTGCGCTGTCTCGTAGCAGGCCGTGGATACCAAGGCACAAATCACGGAAGCCCGTTTCAGCAAAGGCCCGCGCAATCATGCGGGTGCGTCTTTGCCCCATGTTTTCCTGTGATCGCTGCCCTGACGCGGTTTCGTGCAAGGCGTCTCCGTTCAAGCCCATATTGTTACGGATGACGCCGGAGCGCATTTCGTTCTGCGTGGCCATATATTCCAGCGCTTGTGCTGCGTCGAAGCCAAGGCCGGGGCTGCTGATCACGTTGACCGCGTTCGCCTCCTTAACCCGAACAGGCTTGCCCGGAGAGTTGTCTAAATAGTCGTTGACTGTGTTCTCGTTAGATCGGCTCTCAACAAGTTCATGCCGCTGATTGAGCGCAAAGTAGCCGCTATCCAGCATCATACGAAGCAGACTGGTTTTGATCTTCTGAATTTCGTTGGTCTTGTCCATCATGGACTGACCGATCAGCCTGTGCGGATTGATAAATGGCGTGATGGAAGCGAACGGGATGCAAGCGACCTGTTCAATATCCAGAATAGGCTTGCAGGCTTCCCCTGTTACGATTTTCCAAGTCTTAATGCCGTCGCCGTCAAGGTCTGTCTTGATATAGTGGGACTGCACCTCGACCTTGCGCAGTCCGTTCATGCCGCCTCGGTCAGAGCCTTCCTCGCTTTCATTTACCGTGTCACGGGCAAGGCGGGTTTCGTCCTCATCCGTTGAATAGGTTTGAAGCTGTAACACCTTGTCTTCGTCAAAGCCGTCTTCGATCAGGTCTTGCTCACGAACACGGGCGCGCATCCCGACATAGGTGCATTCACGCAACGTCGTTCCGTCATCTGAGAACCACACATCTTCCGGCGCAACCGCTTTGAAACAGACCTTCAGTTCGCGGCTCTCGCTGATAAACGTTAGCTTGATAATCTGCGCGTCCCGATCAACCTCATAATCAGAGAGTTCCGCGCCCTGCATCTCGGCCTGATAGACCGCTGCAATCGCCTCAGCTTCGTTCTGCGTCTGGAACGTGTTTTCATCCGTCTCTTCGTCAATCTCCGCCCAAAAATGCCAGACGCCCATCTTGACCGTCAGAGCGTCCTTGAATGCCGTGTAGAGGTGAAGCCAACCCTTGTTCTCATTGAACAGAACGTGGCGGATAAAGTCTGTCTCTTGCCGCGCCGCTTCAACGTCCTCATCCCCTTGCGGCTCAAACTCGACAATATCTTCTTCCGTAAAGATCGCCATGAGGTCAGGCAGGATCGTCTCAATCGTATCCGCACCCGTTGTATCAATGGCCTTGGATCGGTTCGCCAGCGAGGGAAGATCGTTCATCTCCCCCTTGAAGTATTCCAGCGCCCGCTTGCGTTCAGCGGATAGCGTGTCGTCATTCCAATCCATACCGATAGCGCTTTGCGCTTCATCTTGCAGGATTGCGCTCAGGTCTTCCTCTGGAATGTTGATCTTTGCGGAGGTGTCTTGCATAGTCCCCTCCTTCGCGTCAGGCTGCATAATTCGGCACTTTTAGCGGTGTGGCTTTACGGACAACGCTGAGGTCGTCGATCTTGAGCGCCAACATCCCGAAAGCATCAGCACTATGGCTTGACCAATCATGTTCAGGCCCCAGCCCGATGTTGCGCGCTTCGTCTTTGCGTTCATGGTAGAAGCCCAGCGCATCCCGCCCCGCTTCCGTGTTCTCTTTGTGGAAGACAAACTTCCCAAACTCTCTGCGCACCGCCTCAACACGCTGAGCCGCTGCCCCGCGTCCCTGATTAGGCACAACATCAACGGAGAAACCTGCATCGCGCCAGTGGTCGGCGTAACGCTTGCCCGTCACATTGTTTTCGTTCACTCCGTCATGGGGTAGCCAGATATGCGCCCGCTCATATCCGCGTTCCCGCATCCAGTTGACGTGATAAGAAAGCGTCTGCCCTTGCGCCTCGTAGTGATCGACCACGTGAACCATCCCGTTCACAAACTGACAGACCCAAATGACATAGGCGTCGGCATTTCGGCCCGATCCACCAATGTCGTGAAAGCTGTGCAGGCTTAGCAGGTCGTCAATCGGCAAGTCATCCCGAATGCGCCCGTCCTGCTTCGCCTTCGTCAGCGCCGCCGCATAATAAGCGCCTTCGAACGCTGTCGCGTAAGCGCCTTCCCAAATATGCTCGTAGCGTTCTGGATTGTTCTTGAGGTCAAACAACCTCTCTTTTTCCAGCTCAGCCGGAAACCAAGGGTTATCGTTCCAGTTCGCCCTGACGACAATCGCGTCCTTGCCGTGATCCTTTTGCCTTAGCAGCACGTCAACAGGGTCTGTCTTGCGCCGTGGGTTCCATGTGAACCAGATTTGGCTTCCCGGCGCGCGAATGGTCGGCCTGAGCAATTCCATAGAGCGAGCCGATAGGGTTTGCGCTTCCTCAACCCATGCGCGCCCAAAGCCTTCAAGAGACTTCACACTTTCCGCCGTGTGATCCTGCATCCCTTGGAAGATGATCTGACCGCCGCCCGGTGTCTTAATCAAGTCCCGCTGCACCTCGAACATGGACCCAACGCCCATGTCCTGAATTTTCGTCTCCAATAGTCGCTTGGCAGAATCCTTGAGCGACTTCTGAACCTCACGAATGCAAACAGACGATAAGCCGGGGTAAAGTAGGTGATCTTCAATCAGCGCCTCGGCGCGGTCATGCGACTTACCGGACCCCCTGCCTCCATACGCAGCCTTGTAACGAGCGTCCGCCTTGTAGAGCGGGGCGAAAACCCTAGCGCTCTGGCGTTTCAGTATCGACAAAAGCCCGCTCGATCTTCGTGACCGTTACGCCACCCTCATGTTCGACCGTCTGCCGATCCCCGTATTTCTTCGGGGCCATCTTGCCGACCATCCATTTGCGCGTGTCAATTCTCAGCTTGGCTTTCGCCACGTCATCCGCGTTTGTGGCGTCAGCAATCTCTAGGCATTCCTCGAAGTGAAATAACGCTCTTTCATCACAGGCGCGCGCGTATTGTTCCGAAAACTCCACGTCTTCTGCGAGCCATTTCATGACCGTGGACGTGACAGGCATTCCTTTGCCTTCACATGCCTTACGGAGAGACTTCCCTTCTGAAATAGCCTTCAACAGCTTTTGACGGACAGACTTGTCGTAGCCGGGGCGACCTGTTTTCTTTGCCTTCGGCTGCATGGCTTAAAGCGCCTCACCACCATTCAGATGCCGGATGACCTGATAGAGACCGTAGGGCCAGATAGCGGCACTCAGAATAGCCTCACCAATCGTCTCACACTGTTCGTCCGCTGCGGCGATAGTGGCAACGTAGAGGAAGCCACCAAAGTAGAGGCCAAAGAGAAAAGCGATCATACTGGCCTCCATGAATAAAAAGCCCGCCGCAAAGGACGGGAGTTGGCGCGGCTAGGAGGACGCGCTGAGGGAATAAGAAAGGTTGCCGGGTTCCAGCGGACCCCGCCCGGCTCAAGGTTCTCAAGGATGATGGAACAACACCTTCCCGCTGAATAGGAAACCGAGCCACGCCCATTCGCTAAGGGTGCATGGTAGATGTGTGACGCGCTCGGTTTGTTCGATTATCCGTTAGTTGGCGGTTCGTCCGCCCTGTAGTCTATCCGCTTTGCGCGCTCTACCTTGGCCTCATATTCGGCAAGCAAGCGCTCAGCGTTCGTCCGCTTGTCGAAGCGTCCTGTTTTCGTCGTTTTCGTTTCCAGCATGGCCTCTAAGCCCGCTGGTGCAGGACCATAGCCGATAGGCTGGGTAATAAAGCCGGAAGGGATAGAGCGGAGAGACATGAGGAGCCTCCGTGTTGAAGGCGAAAGAGCGCCTTAATTCAAGGCGCAACTGTGCTATTATTCTAACTATAGAAAATTTTGCAGAGAATTGCAAGCCCTAATTCCAGTCCTTGAACGCCCGCGCTATATGAAGCCCCGACTTCTCCAAAATGGACAGAGTGATCGCGTTCACCGCCATTGTTTCCCGCGTCCGCATAAACTCATCCGCCCATCGCGCTACCCGCTTATCGAGTGTCTTGTTGAACCGCCGCAACTCGCCCGCCTTGATTAGCCATGCAGGGTCTTTGTCCTTGCCATCAATCGACCCGCCTAGCTTTTCCCCGTAAGCGGCTGTCTGCTTCGGCTGCGCACTTTCCCAAAGATCGGCATAACCGAGCCATCCGGTTTGCGCTTCCAATGTCAGGAAGTGAAGCACGTCGCTGACTTGTTGCACCATTGCCGCCCGCCCGCTCTTGTGCTTGTCGCCTGTGGCGTCTTGGTAGCGCATGGCGGTTATTCTCTCCGTCTGCGCGTCTGGAATGTTGGCAAGAGCCTCCAAAACGCTCTGAGGTTGCTCTGAACGGGCGTCTAAGCCTGCTTTTTTCAATTTCCGGCGCGTCACCGCGTCATAGCCCGGATCGCGCTTAGACGGCTGTTTAGCCGCCTCTGCTTGCTTTTGTGCCTGTCGCTCTATCGCAGCGCGTTTCATGCGCTCGGCGGTCTTTGGGTCTAGTTTCATGCGGTCCCCTTCTCGGCTCAGGCTAAATAGGCTTGCAAACGCCACACTTGCGGCATTGGTCATGTGTGGTCTTGAACTCCCAGTCGTGGACGCAGGGTTCGGGCTTTGGGTTGGATCGCGGTTGATCCCCCGCCATGATTGCTTTGAGAAAATCCCGCGTCTCTTTCGGTGCTTCGTAGCCTTCGCCCCAAATTGACCGGATGGTCAGACCGAGAGGCTTCAAAGCCCGTCGCGCCATTGCGACGTGGACGTGAATGACCTTTGGCGCGGACCCGCCGCTATCAATCGTTAGTTCGTCAATCGCCTTGATTGCCGTTGCACTCGCAAGTGCGTTGTGCGTTCGCGATCCATGCCTTGCTAAAGCGTGAAGCAGTCGTGCCACCGCTGGCGTGACTTTCAACGCCTCGCGCAAGTTGGTAATTTCCGCGTCAATCGTCGTGTCGCAGTCCGCCATGCGCGCCTGCAACTCATCGACCATCCAGATAATCGTCTCGCGGTCAAAGTCTCGCGGATCATCCATCAGCACGTTCGGGCGGTTCATGTCGGCCACCCGTTGCGCATATTGGACCGGATCGCGTATTTGTCCGCCTTCGCCCGATAGTCGTAACCGAACGGTTCTAACTCCACCTCGACCTTGCGCCCACGTTCGGCCCAATAGGTTTTGATCCGCTTCGCCAGTTCCGACGCGCCGGAATAAGAGCAAGGATCGGTCTGCGCCTGTCGCCGCGCCCTTTCATTCTTTTGGCGGTGATATGCCTGCCGATTGTCCTTCGGCTGTTCGATGACCATGAGCGCGTTCATGCGTTTCCTCCCTGTTTTGTGTTTGAGTGATTTCGTTCAGCACAGTTTCCGCAAACCGGAATGCGCGACTGGTAGCCGTCCACGATCCGCCAACCGTCGCCCAGCCGATCCCGGCAAATGGCGCAGCCGACAAACGGAAAAATTATGTGCAAGATTTCGCGCGGCCCCAAAGGGTGTGGTGGGCGTGTGTGCAACGCCACACCCACCCCTTTAGGGGTGCACACTTTGCACACTTGCAACGCTTTGTTTTTCTTAGGTTTTTTCGAGAGTGTGCAAGCAAACGCTTTGCACATTTGCACACTTTTAGCCAAACTATTGAAAACATTGAATAAAACCGTGTGCAATCTGTGCATTTGCACACTTTGCACACTTGCACACTTGGTCATTTTACCACCTCCAAAATGAGGTCGTTTCCAACCATTGAGACCCGCTTATTGGCTTGCTCAATCGGGCCAGTGGAGAGGCGGTTTTTCACTTTGTCAAAGACGCTTCTCCATTTGAAACCGAGCTTGTCATGGTTCGCATTTCGGGCATAAAAACTAACCGAACAGCGCCCGCCCTGACGTTCCAGAACGTCGATCACATCCTCTGTCAGAGCCGCCCAGAACTTCTCGGCTTTGGCTTTTTCAGCGTCCTGTTTGAGAAGTGAGGGCGGGATCATATCGACTTCGTGAAGGGTCGCTACAATGTCACCTGACGCGATTTCGTGAGGCGTTTTCTTAAACCATGTGACGCCGTTGCCTGTTGGATCAGACATGTTTGCTTTGCCCATATCGAGACGGGCGTAGAGCTTCACTTTGTCCTTTTCGACGTTCAGCGCCTTGCCGTCTTTCTCTGACATGTTGAACAAGGTTGCCACAACGCGCGCCACGCCAACCATCGCGCCACCGCCGCGAATGACGTAAGGATCGCCCGCGTCTTCGCCTGTGGCGCTCTTAGGCGTGTGTGTGAAGGCAAGGACGGCGCAACCCGTTTCCATCGCGATGTTACGCATGATGCGCCCAAACTCTTTTTGTTGAGGGTTTGAGTTTTCTTCGATGCTGGCAAGCTCCGCCGCAGGGTCCAAGATGATAAGTTTTGCGTTGATTGACCGCGCAGCGTCTATGATGCGTTTGGCGTCTGCGCCTCTTTGAACAGTCTGTGACTTGGCGTCATAATGAGCCAGACAGATACCTTTCGGAAGATCATAACCTGACACCCAATGAACACGGTTAGCAACTTCAGAAGGGTTGAAGTCATGCTCAACACACGCCGCCATGAACCGCCGACGAATTTCATGCTCCGGCTCTTCGCCGTTGACGATTAAGACGTTTCCAGCCTTCCAAGAGTGACATCCTGAAAAGGTCCGACCCATCGCAAAATTGACGGCAAGCTGTAGCGAAAAGGTTGTTTTGCCTGTTCCGGGCGGCGCGGGAATGACCGTGAGGCATCCGCCGATTAAAAGCGGCTCATATAACCAATCTCGCATTTGCGGGATTTCGCCATCTGCGAAGTTTGACAGGACTAAAGCGTCTTCGTCTGGCTTTGCCGCCCCCCTTAATATCGTCTCAACATCCTCACCGTCCGCCAAGGCGTCGGCTGCGTCCCATCCGCTGACACGCTCCGGCACGTTAACGCGCTCAACCTTGCAACCGAGTATGTCCAACTCGATTTCCAGCGCGTCCATTAACTCCTGCCCCGGCTCATCATTGTCCGGCCACAAGATGACATGCTTGCCTGCAAGAGGCGTCCAGTCCGTTTGACTGAGAGGGGCTTTCGCGCCGCCCATGTGCGACGTGGCGTCAATCCCGACCGAGGCAAGCGCATCAACGCACTTCTCACCTTCCACGACGACCACACGCGGCTTGTCGTGTATGTTTTCTAGGTTGTAGAGCGTCCGTATCTCCGGCGCTCGCCATTGCCCATCGGCGCGGCGCATACGGAAGGTCTTCGTTCCGTCCAGATTGCGGTAGCGGTAAACCGTGGCGTTGAGGTCGCCATTCTTTTGGCGGTATTGATATTGCGCTTCGCAGTGTAAGCGCTGATCTTTCGGCGGATCTGGCTTGTCTTTGTGCCGTTCAATCCGGCTTGTGATAACGTTGCGTGCGCGTGGCGTGTAAGACGCATCACCCAGCCAATGAGACGTTTCCTGAACAGCAGTCGGAAAATCACACTTCATCACGGCTTGATAGAGAGACAGGAAGTCACCTCCTGCCTCGCCTGTCGCGTGGTCATACCATTTGCCCGTCTCAGGGCCATTAAGACAAATAGACAGCGAACCGCCCGGCTCACCGTCCACATTGCCAACGCGGGCTTCCTGCCCTGTAAAAATAGCGCGCGGCAGAATAGAGCGGACAAAAGCCCGCGCCGATCCGTTCAATCGGTCTTTGATTTCCTCTTTGTCCGTTGCGCGCGGCTGATCCCAAAAGGATTGCGGAAGCGCATCATTGAAATCAAGCATCAGCCCAGCACTCCTCTTTGTAAGCGCAGAACCGACAGCCGAACCCGTCTGCGTCCGCGTAGGGACGCGGAAGCATTTCGTTCGCTTCGTTTGCCTGTAAGATATTGACGGCTTTGTCGGTGACCTCCTGAGCGCGCTTCGCGTCAAACGGGATCATCTCAACGTAGCGTTCTTGCGTGTTGGCATTAGTGGCCATAAACATGGCGGGCGCGGTCAGATCGAGGTAGGCTTGATATTGCGTGATCTGGTCGTAATATTTCGGATAGGCTTTCTGAACGCCGCGCGATTGAACTGCCTTAAAGCCCTTCTCGGAAACCTCCTTGTGTTCCCATAGACAGGGCGTCTGGATGCCCTCCACAGGGCTTTCCAGAATAATTCCGTCCACGTGGCCCCGATAGCGGCCCTTGCCGCTGACAAAGCCAATTTGGTGGCCATTTTCTTTGTGTGTTTTGATCTTGAAGCCCGCCAACTTCATATGGCGGATCGCGCGCTCTTCACCGTCATGGCCGCGCTCGAAAATTCGGTATAGTTTCGCCGGAAACCGCTCCGGCTGTTTCATCTGATATTGGATTTTGCGAGAGCATGGCTCGCCAATGGCGGACGCGCCGAGATAGTCTCTCTCGCTGCGCTCTTGCGCTTCCAGCGCCGCATCCATCACGTCGCACACATCGCGCGCCGCTTTAGGGAGTTTGTGCTTATGGGAGTTTAGGTCGATCACGCCGCAATCTTCCCCGCTGGATTGTCAGGGAAAGGGATTTGGTCGAGCGTGTGCTTTTCAAAAAGCAGAGCTTGCGCCATGCCAGCCGAGATCAACCGGACCACATCCGACTTCTCCCATTCGGCAATCGGCTTGTCCCATGGCAATTCGAGATTGCCCAAAGCAGGCAAAGCCTTTTCAATGTAAGGCTCCAAAACCGGAACGCGGCCCGGTGTCTCTTTAAGCAGAGACCCGCCAATGACCGTCTCCGGCGCTTCCATGAGCATCACTTGAGAGCGTCCAGCCAGCCATGCGCTAATCACGTCCTGAGCCATGCTTTGCAGCTTGGATTTAGGAAGCCCGCTCACTGCTGACGTGCTGTCGCGTAAACCTTGGACCGCGCGTTCAAACGCGGCCCGTTCCTGTTCGTCGTGTTTTTCGCGCATCACGCGGCCCAGCTAGGT